CACAGGGCGGTTCTGAAATGTCTGCGGCGCTGGTTCAGGCCTTTGGCGGTAAAGACAACATCACCAACCTGGATGCCTGTATCACCCGTCTGCGCGTTAGCGTGGCGGACGTGAGCAAGGTTGACCAAGCTGGCCTGAAAAAACTGGGTGCTGCCGGCGTCGTTGTCGCAGGCTCGGGCGTTCAGGCTATCTTTGGTACCAAATCTGACAACCTGAAAACGGATATGGACGAATACATCCGTAATCATTAATTCAGGCAGGGGAGTTTTGAGGGAGGCGAAAGCCTCCCTTTTTTATTGCATTATTTATTGATTTTACTGTGTTTTATTTTATTTAGATCCACTTTATGACCACGGTTGAGTGCCGAGTCACTCAATGGTTATCAATCTGATTTCAAGTTTTCGGAGTTTGTCCATAGGTCAAAGAGCTGGCCACTGGCGTAAATCTTGACGTGTGCGACACCGCTAGTCCATCCCATTGACTCAACCTTTTCGATCGGTAATCCCTTTTTAGGCATAAAGCATTCTGTCTTCGAGATTTCCTTCAGGGCCTCCTGATCGTCGTGCTGAATAATCGCACTCAGACGTTCGAAGGCATCTTTAGAGATACAGGCGGGATAGTCCCCTTTAAGCTGAGCGGACATTGCTGCGGGTGATAACCCAAAAGTAAGCAAACTTGCAATTATTATCTTTTTCATAATTTCCTTTTGTAATCAATAATTTATGTGTAATCAATAAAGCATTGGTATTCTCTAATCTTCAGTTTCATTTTACAAATTTTTAGCAATAAAAAGCCGCACTAGCGAGCATTTCAGGCTAACCAAAGATCAATGAGGTTTGTCCGCTGCTTTTGGGGTGGGGCTGGACGGGGTCAACGGTTTGTGGTTGGGAAATCATGCGGGTAAAGGTTTCGTGACTCACGAATGTGCCCCCACAATTGATATTGGTGCACTGGTTGTAACGTTCTTTGGTGGTTGAGGTGATATAGCTTGATGATCGGGTGTGCGCGGCCTGGCCGCAAAGTGGACAATGCATCATGGCGGGATCCTCCGAGATGCCCTGACTATGGTCAGTGTTGCTAATAATTATCCACAATTATTGCTGTTTTGCATTACTCCATTTCCAAATCGTCAATCTTGACCTCCAAATCGAGGGCGGTGGTAAACCCGCTGTTGCTCAATGAATGCGTCACTTTAACCAACGTCCAGTTGGCCTCATCAATCTCCTTTTTGAAACCTGAAACAGTGACCGGCGCTTCCGGGTAAATGTCTGCGCGCCCGTGCGCAAGCTGAATAGAGAAGGTGGCAACGCCACGCTGAATACGTTCCCAGTTCGCTTTTGCCGCTCGCTGCGCATTAAATTTCGATGCGTAGGTGTGACGCAGTACCAACACATTTTCATCAGTGCCGATCAGGTATTCCCCCTGTTTTTTATCAACAACGGCAGGTTTCTTAACCCGACGGCGTTTAACCTTCACCTGTTCGCTTTTTGCCGTGCGGGTATTGAGCCAGTTGGCCACCACGCCGGTATAGGCTCCCCGGTCGGTTAGCGTGAATTGATGACTATCACCTGACTGACGGTTAATAACGATTGCCGGGATCGGTTTTCCTCCGGCAGTCATATTTTGGCCCTGTTTGAAAAACAGCAGATTGCCATTTTTTATGGCTGCCACCGCGCCATTCTCTTTTGCCAGGCGGGTGATAAAACTGCCGTCCGACTCGGTGGTTTGGTCGATATGCCCGATCTGAATGTCTGCCACATTCGTGTTGATGACTGCGGCTAACTTATTACGGCTGGCAATGGTTCTGACAATAACCCCAATGGTTTTTTTATGGTAAGAGGCATCACGCTGTACGTTCAAGGTTTGCCGGAAATCGGCACTGCGGGCGGTTATGCTCAAAACGTCAGGCGCGCCGGCATGCCCAATTTCATCAACGACAAACGTCCCTTTATCGATCACCCCGGTATCTTTCCAGCCAAGTGCAACAGCCAGGCTGACGCCACGGCGGGGCAGCTTTAAATTGCCTTCGCTATCGTCAAGCTCAATATTGATCTGGTCAGCCTCAAAACCCCGGTTATCCGTAAGCGTCAGGCTGATTAATTTTTCTTTCACCTTCCCGGTGATATCAACGCCATCAATGTTAAGTGAGTACGCCGGGGTATTATCGCCGCCGAGTTTGTCAAACGTATCGATCAGGCTCATGACAGAAACCCGCTGACGGTATCGGAAACCTGCTCGGCCAGGTCTTCAAATTGCTGAGACAAATCGCCGAACATGTCTTTTAACCCTTCATCCGTGCGCTTGAGCGTGATAGTGAACTCAATACGACGGGCGGAGCCATCCGCAAAGAAAACGGTTTTGGTGCGGCTCAGGCTCTCAATCACAAACATGCCATGTATTGCGCCGCTCCCCTCAATCAATGACCAGGCTTTGCCGGTCTCGGCCATTAATTGGATAGCCATCAGGGAAACACGGCCCCCGGTTAATGCCGGCAGCAAAACACCGCTTAGCGTGATGGTTTCATCATCCGGCCCCAGGAACTGGCTTTGTGGGCGAAGCCCGACGCGACTATTGGTCGGATGCCGCCAGGCCATCTGGTGTTGAAACTCCTGGTATGGAACGGTTTGCAGCATGAACACGAACATGCCTAATGCCATCATCATAATGATCGTCCTCACTCGATATCGTTAAAACTGCTGTTCGCCCTGGATTTTGCCTGCCGTTCCCGTGCATCCAGTTGCCGCGCGACTTCCCGCGCAATGTCTTGGGGGTTGTGGTGGGCCTGAGTGATAATCTGAATAGGGGCGTGAATGTCGATGTAAGTAGCACCGCCCTGGTGATGTGATGTCGTGGCCCCTCGCGGGTACTGGCTCCCCGGCAGGCTGTAGGGATGCAAGGGAGCGTTGGCAGCGGTAGCAGGGCCGCCCATAAATAACGCGGCCACTGCCGCCATGGCGGCGGTATTCTTGCGACTGGTGACATTCGCCGGCCCGTTGACAATTTCCGGGCCATACTCGCCCACCACGCCAAATTTCCCCAGCGGGATCCTGCCACCGCCGTCGTGTTCACCGGTGTAGCGGTGGCGTATTGCCGCTACTGAGTTGCCTTGTGGGCCGGGCGTCAATACCACACCAGCTCGGCGGGCCGCATCGGCAACGGCGGGGTTCGTCTGTGCTAGGATGCGCGTTTTTTCTGACTTGGTTTTAACTTCATCCAGTTTGCCCAGCACCCATTTAATTGATTCTATGAGTAGTTTCAGCGGGGTAAGGGCTAATTCAATGCCGGCCGCCAGGAACTCACCGAACTTTTTCCCCGCTGATGCCGCGCTATCCAAATCTTTTTTGGACGACTTTACCGGTTTTAGCAGGTCGGTAAACCAACCCCACAAGGCTTTAACTTTGTCACCAATCCAGGTGAATACGGGCATTAGTGGTGCGAAAGCGTCTTTGATGGGGGCTGCCGCAGTTTTGAACCCTTCAACCACGCCGCCCAGGAAAGCCTTGATGGGTTTCCAGTATTTGTAAATCAGCAGGCCCGCGCCGACGACAGCGGCAGTGATCAGCCCAAGCGGGCTAACCAAAATGCCGAACATGCTCCCCAGTCCGCCCAGGGCAAAACGCAGGAAGCGCAGCGGGGATTTTGCCAGCCAGGCAAACACGCGGCCAATCCCCTTAATCCCTTTGGTTGCCGTCTGTAGCGGCGATGATGCAAAAGACACGACAGCGCGTCCAGCGCCGCCAAGAAGCTGTTTGGAAAAGGTCAGTGCATTTTTACCCGCATCCAGAAGTTTTTTGCTAAAGCCAACAACCTGTTTTTTAGTGATCGGGGTGGTGCTGGCGAATTTCAGCATGCTGAGTGACAGGTTGGGCAGCAGTCGGATCCCGAGCTTGCGCGTACTGAATCGGAGCAGAGCGAACGGCCCCAGCAGGCCGACAACGGCAATGGCCAGAGTACCGAAAACGGTGGTTAAAATGGCAGCGGCTGCGCCAATTTTGACGATGGCGGCGCTGACTTTCGGATGCTCTTTCAGGAATTCCGCGACACCGTGTAAAAAGTTGCTGATACCTTCTGCTGTTTTACGCAGCCAGCCGTCATTTTTCTCAAATAATTCAACACTGATATTTTCCAGAGCGGCAAGTAACAGCGTCATGTCACCCTTCAAGTTATCCAGCATGGTACTGGAAACCCGCCGGGCCTCCCCGTCATACTCACCCGGCGCGCCACGCATCTGTTGCAGCTTGCCGTCCGACGCTGCCCGCATCAGTTCACCAAATCCGGTGACCGCATACATGCCGGCAATGTCTTTAAAAATCTTGCCGCGATCGACGTTGCCCATTTTTGATGTTTTTTTGTCGATATCCTGGAGAATATCGACCAAATCCCGCATGTTGCCGTCTTTATCTTTAGTTGTTACGCCCAGCTTTTTCACCGTGGCGCTGTTACCGATACGGCTCAGAATGGCACGCATCGCTGTACCCGCCTGGCTCCCCTGAATACCGGCATTACCCATAATGGCCGTGGCGGCGGATACGGTTTCCAGGCTTTGCCCGTACTCACGCCCGACACCGGCGGAATATTTCAGTGATTCGCCGAGCATGGGGATATCCACGTTATTCCGGGTAAACAGGGCGGTTAGCACGTCGGCTACCCTGTCCATTTTTTCCGCAGGGATCCCCATGGCCGTTTGGATGTTTGACGCAATATCTGCCGTGGTACCAAGGTCGATGTCACCGGCAGCGGCCAGATTCAACATCCCCGGCATCGCTTTGATAACTTGCTGGGGTGAATAGCCGGTTCTGCCAAGGAAATATTGCCCCTCGGCCACCTGGAGGTCGGTGAATTTTGACGATAGCGGCAAGGTTCGCGCCTGATGTCGCAAAGACTGCATTTGCGGATCGGCTTTGGTTGGGATGCGGGTCACTGCCTGGGTTTTACTCATCATCGCATCGAAGTCATAGCCCACATGCAGGGCGTCAACCAGCCCACGGCCCATGGCGCGCCCGGTGGCCATTGACGTATAACCCACCCCGGCGGCCATCACTTTGCGCTGATTGCTTTCATCAAACTGATGGCGCGCGGCATTAAGCCGCTTTTGTTGCCGGGCCTGTTGGTCTAATCGTTTCTGTTGCGCGGACAATGCGCCCGTTACCCCGGTGATGTTAGACCGCAGTGAACGCTGAGCCTCACCCAATCGATTTGTCGCTACGCCGCTGTTTTGCAGGGCGGTGCGCTGGTTTTGCAGTGAAAGACGCAGATCTGCGAATTTCTGTTGAAGTTTGGCCGCTTCTTCCCTGGCTTTCTGAAATTGGCGGGCCTGCTTGGCGGTCGGGCCGTCCGTGGATTTCAATGCTACAGCCAGAGCGCGCGCTTTTTCACGGGCCGTGCTTAGTGTTTGTGCGGCGGCAGCAACCTGGGTCTTTGTCTTGCGGAAACCGTCAATTTTTCCAGCCTGAGTATCAAGCTGTTTTAACTGGTCTTTTGTGGCTTTAACCGACGCGGCCAGCGCTTTATTGCTGGCCTGCATGGATTTGAACGGGTGGGTGATCTTATCGACCGCACTCAGTAAAACCTGCAACCGGAGGTTTTTGTCACTCATCACTTGCCCCGCTGCGGATAATGGCTTTGTGCCGCCATTCCAACAATTCGGCCAGCGGCATCAGGTCGGCAACGGTTGGCGACCAGTGAAAGACGGCGGCAATGTCCGCCGTCAGGTCTTCAACGGTTAGCTGTTCAGGAAATCGGATCTGACCGAACTCGGTAAGAAAAAAAGTGCCAGCGCTTGAGACAACTGATACAGGTCTGCCGGATCCAGACTGGCCACTTCGTTAGCCGTCAGGGTCGGGGAAGTGATACGCGGCAACACGGTGATCAGTGAATTGACGTCAGTTTCAATCAGCTCCTGCAAACGGGTGCCACGCAACGCGCCGGCGTTTGGCTTGTTGACGGTCACTTCGGTGATTTTTGTGGTGCCGCGCAGGACAGGAACGTCCAGGATCACCGGTTTGTTCAGCAATTCGGTAACGGTATTGCCCTGGCCATCATCAATTTCAGTGTTTACCGTTTTATCGTTTTTCATTGTTTAACCTTCATTTTGTCTGGTTTAGCGGCCCCATGCGCGTGGCCATGGAGCATCAATACACGTAGGCAGGGCGGTTACAGACCGATAGCGCGGCGGTGTTCCGCCAGGCGGTCAACGCCATCAACGATTTCGATCATGTTCACCACGTCGATTTCAAGCAGGACAGCGCCGTCCATTGCCAGCTTGTAATAGGTGTTTTTGGCGCTGAGTTTGGTTTGCGTGTTGTCGCCCTGTTTGTAGTTGCCGAAGTCAAACTCGGAAAAACGACCGCGCATGACCACTTCCACGGCGACGATTTCGCCGGTGTCGTCGCGCTGGAAAGAGCCAACAAAACGCAGCAGTACGCCATCAACTTTGGCGATCCCCCACTGCTTATAAAGCTGGGCCTCAATACCGCCCAGGGTGATTTCTGCGTCCAGCGCACTATCATCGATCCCCAGATCAACGCCGGCGCTGCCGTTCATGCCGCCGCCGCGATACTGCTCAAGCTTTCGCGTCAGCTTCGGCAGGGTGATTTCCTCAACGACGCCCTGATAGTTGTTGGCGTCGTTGAACAAGTTCAGGAATTTCAGTTTGCGTGGTAAGGCCATCGCGTCCCCCTTAGCTGTTCACGTTCTGAGTAAAATTCATCAGATATTGGTCGGTGATACGCTGTCGCAGCAGCAGATTTTCAAGCGGCGGCACGGGCGTGTAGTTGTAGTCCAGCACCAACTTGCCCGCCTTAAGCGTGTCCTTATCGTTGGCCGCATCATCCATCCAGCAATCGCCATCGATGATGTAACCGCCGGTTTTCAGTTCGCGGAATTTGGCCTTGATGCCTTCGATAATGTCTTTGGCAAGGGAAGGGTACATCGGCTGGTCAACGGCCCACATTTGCGCCTCGGCCATGGTGTCGGCCAGTACCTGCGCGGTGCGGGTGTAGTTTTCAAACTGGAACAGCGGATCGTCCGAGCAGGTGCGGGAACCCCAGAAACGGAATCCGTCTTTGCGGATCAGCGTGGTGACGTCGTTTTGGTTCAGCAGATTGGCGTCGGTGGCCGTATCCTGCAAATCCCAATACACGTCGGCGCTGATGCCGGTCACGCCATTGACGCCGACGTTTGACAGGGTTTTGTGCCAGCCGGTTTGCTCATCAATCTTGGCGCGTAAGCCTAGCGCGCGGGCCGTGGCGTAGGCGGTTGCCGATGCGTTGGTCACGTTATCCCAGCTCAGGAAGTCTGGCCAAATCAGCATGGCCTCACGCTGACTGAAATTTTTACGGTAGTCGATGGCTTCCGCCACGGTTTTGCAGCCGTGGGCGGACAGGTAAGCGAAGCCGCGCAGGCTCTGCGCGATAGCCAGCAATTCTGAGGCCACGGCCTCATTATCATGACCGGGTACGCCCAGAATGCGGGGTTTTACCCCAAGCTGGCTTTGCGCGGCCAGCAGGGCTTTCATGCCGGTTTTTTTGCCCTCGGTGGTCACTCCGCCGATGATGTTGGTGGTGGTTTCTGCTTCGGTGTCGCCCTGGGCAACACGCACGACTACAGTCACGGGTTTTGACTGGTCGCCGATGGCGTCCAGCGAGCGGGCCAGGGTGCCGGATTCGCCGGCTTTACCGCTGGCGGTCAATACGTCGGTTAGCAATACCGGGGTGTTTAACGGGAATGTTTTCGCGTCGGCGTCATCACCGGTACAGACCAGCCCAACAATGGCGGTGCTGACGGTGGTAATGCTGCGGGTGCCTTCATTGATTTCCTGCACGCGCACGCCGTGGTGGTAGTCTTGAGCCATTAGGTGGTTCTCCTGTAACGGTGTTCCCCTATGGTGTCTGCGGCGGGCGGTTAATGCATGTGGTGGGCCTTGTGTGGGTGATGGTACAAGGTGCGCGTGGTCAATAAGGCAGTGGGAAAAATGTTGGGAAACAGCACGATCGTTTTAGCCGATCAATTTCGACGCATTGATCTACACAACCAATTGGACGGATTTTAATCAGGTGGGTTACTGTCACTGGACAAGACGCGGCAACATCAGGGAAAGACCGCGCAACAGAGAACAGCCCGTAACATGCGTTACGGGCTATTTTTAGGCGTCCGGCGACTGCGGCCACGCCATATCAGGCGCGGTTGTCGTATCCACACGATTCAACAGTACGCTGTAGGTTTCCCACGCGGTAAGCGCCGCTTTTTCTGCCTCCGTTGCCATATTCAGTCTAATGGCCGTCTCTAGTGGCGCGATTGCGCTCTCCGCCTTTTGCTGACGTAACATCAGCTCTTGTTGCGCCGCATCAACTGCCGCTTGCTGTTGCTCACGGGTATCCGTTACCCATTTTTTACCGTTCCACTTATCAAACGGCGTTGCTGGCACTTCCAGCGACACATCGCGCGGTAAATCACCGATGGCAGCCACAGTCTGCGGTTCGCCGGTCACTGTGCTGTAAACTGTCTGCCCACGGTAATCAGGCAGCGTCTCCCACGCAGTCCCGTCAACGCTGCGCACCAGC